ATTTGTAAGAGCAGGAGCAATTGGTACGCTTACTTCACAGGCGTTTGTTTCTTCCTTACAAGATATTGGTTTCTTACTTGTAAACGATTTAGAGTCAATGTTAGTTTGCGATAACAAAATGTCCAACGCATTATTGTTAGGTCGTAATAATATACCGATTCCAAGAACCTCATCTATTCCAAACGAACATTCTATCGAAGACGCTCATAAACGAGTTGGTGGAAAGTTCCCAGTTATTGTTAAAACATTGAAAGGTACACAAGGTGTTGGTGTAATGAAGGTTGACAGTATGTCATCTCTAACAGGTGTATGTCAATCATTATGGAAATATGAAGCTGATTTGCTAATTCAAGAATTCTTTGAAATGCAATCAGACATTCGTACTTTAGTTGTAGGTGGTAAAATACTTGCTGCAGCTGAAAGAATACAGGCACCAGATAATAAAGACTTTAGAAACAATGTACACCAAGGTGCAACAACCGAACCTTATAAATTAAATAAGAAAGAGATAGCAGTAATTAAAGCTGCCGCACGAGCAACAGGAGCTGTATATTGTGGAGTAGATCATTTTGTTGATAAGAAAGGCAATCCTTATATTATCGAAGTAAATGGTTCTCCAGGTATTCGCTCTCACTTTGAAGGATACGATCCTTGGACTGAAGAACCTAAAGGTAAAGTATCTGACAAAAGTGTAGTAGAGAGTATTATATCATTCTTTACTAAGGATGTCAATAGAAGACCAATCTTTAGACAAGAAGCTGGATATATCGAAACAATTATATTTAAAGGTATGGAAAAGAATCCTGTCCGTGCAAAGTTTGATTCAGGTAATAGTGCAAAAGCAAGTATGTTACATGTTGATAAGATGGAAGTAAAAGGCAAGAAGGTATTTTGGGAAAAGAACGGATATAAGTTTGAAGATGAGTTATTATATGTCTCAAAACCAATGCGTGGTCAAAAGCCATTTGATGAAAGACCTGTAATCGAACATGAAATAACTTTTAATAATAAAAAACATATTGCTGAAATTGCGTTGTCATTAAAAGATACAGCATCAGAGATGTTAGTGAATCGTAAACTAATGACAAAGTTTAAGATTGCTGTAAATCCTAATAGACGGTTTATATTATCAAATAAAACGGCAAAGAACGACGAATCGGATCACTAATGAAAAAATTTACAGATTGGAAATACGAAGGTTTTGGATTATATGAAGGAGTCACAGTTCCTTTAGAAACACCAATGATTGAATTGGATGTATCAGAAGAACCAGAACTAAATTCACCAAAACGCTCAGGCGGAGATAAAAAGTATGTTGTCTATGTTAGAAACCCTGACACAGGTAATATCAAAAAGATTGAGTTCGGCGATGAAAAAGGCGGGCTCACTGCTAAAATCAATGATAGAGACGCGGCTCGAAACTTCGCAAGTCGACACAATTGCGATACTAAAACAGATAAACTCTCGGCAGGATACTGGGCTTGCAGATTACCTAAGTATGCAAAAGAACTTGGCCTCAAGGGAGGTGGTAGTTATTTCTGGTAAACCATATACGGACCTAAATGATATTCGTATATTTGATGTTAATGAAGATGAATCGAAGTTTGTCTGGCATAGAGATAAAGAAGATAGAAAGATTGAGGTATTAAGAGGCGATGGTTGGCAATTTCAACCTGAAGGATGTTTACCTTTTCTATTAAAGCCAGGTGATCACTTTTACGTTGAAGAGAACGAATACCATAGATTGATTAAGGGCATTAACAATTTGGAAATCAGAGTAACTAAATTGTTATAAATAAACATAGAACAATAACAATATCAGCGGAGAAAGAAATGAGTTGGAAAGAAATTATCGAGAGCAAAATCGAAGAAAAGATTATGGCTCGTTTACAACAAGAAGAGGATTCTGAATATCAAGAATTCTTTCAAAAGGCATTAAAAAAGTTTGGAGTCAAAAGTCCAGCAGAACTTGAAGGCGATGAAAAGAAAAAAGAATTCTTTGATTACGTTGATAAGAACTGGAAAGGAGACAACGAAAAGGCAGAGGATACAGAAGCATCTGATACTCTCGAGCCAAAGAAAAAGAAGTTAGCTGCTAGCAATTGCGGTAGTTAATTTTAAATTATATAATAGGAGTAGATTATGTTTTTGATTGATTGGATTAAAAGCTTGTTCTCTTCGAATGATGTACCTGCTAAGGTAGACCCAGTAAAAGAGCCAAAGAAGGCTGCTGTTGCTGCAGGTCCTAAAGTCACTAAAGCTGCGTTAGGTAAACTAACAAAAGCTGGACTTGAGGCCGAAGGTCGTAAAGCTGGTATTGAACTCGATAAGAGAAAGAAAAAAGCTGAATTAGTTAATGAACTTTATAAAGTTTTAAAATAAAAATAAATTAGGAGAATAACAATGGCACTATGGGGAAAAACAGACGCTGCAGGTAGCGTACCAAAGTGGCTCGAAACAGCAGCAGGAAATACCAATAAGTCTAATGATGAAGACAACGCAGTATTCGTTGACTTGACAGAAGCAGGTGTTGCAGCTAACAGAGCAAAAGGTCTTAAAGGACCAGGTTGGTGGTTATATCATACAGCCAACGGACGTCATTTCGCTGAATGTCTAGTACCGATGAAAGTAACAGCAGTTGCTGCTGGTGACTTAGGTGTTGACGGAACAGGCGATGATACAGTCGTGGCGGATGCTTAAACTTAAATAGTTAGCCTTTAATTGTTATGAATTTGACAGAATCAACCTTTCTGCTATATGCGATGAAACACTACGACAATCCTCAGTGTACTGAATTGTCAGAGTTCGAAGAAGACATTAAGAGGTTTCAATACCTCAGGAAACTTCTATCTCGTTATAGACAAGATAATGATTTAAAAGAAAGGTTGATACTGAACCATCTCATTGTAATATTCAATGTGTTTGGACAAGCGGCAACAAATATGTTATTCATGAGACTTCATGAGTATCACGAATATTTAAAACCATTCGTACAGTATTTGAATTATATGCCAGAAGTATTAGTATACGATGAAATTGGAATAAACTCGGAATCAATTGATGGTGATGAGTTTATTGAGGCAAGACTTAGGGAAATTTAAATGGTAGTAGATTTATTCTTAGTGTACTCATTTATCAAAAGGTTGGTGACACCCTTTAATAAGTGGGAAGCATATAAAGAAGGAATTATTGATGATAAGGGTAATATCCTAATCAAACGTAAGGACTTTACAAAGAATGCTCAAAAATCAGCGTTTGGTAATTTTGACCAAATGATTTTGAACTTAAAGAAACTACTCGGTAAACTTCCTGGTGGTCAAACTAAACTTGCGTCTTATGCATCGGCCTTATGGTTGATACGTGAACAGCAAAGAGTTGAAGCTACTAATTATTTAACAGAAGAATCTGTTGAAGAAGATATTGATAACGCACTTGCTCGATTCATGGATGAAAACGGTTCTTTAATATCCGAAGCAGCAAAACGCGAAATTGATGAAGAACCTGCGAATAACGTTGGTGGTGGAAACATTGCCGGTTTAGGAGTAGGTCCTGATGGAGAACCTGGTGTTTCTAAAAAGAATCAAAAGAAACACAAGAAACGTATTCGAGATATTATGGGTACGGTTAATGTTAAAGAGGATGCTGTTGCTCAGGCCAATCTTAAAGCAAGACAAGCATCTGAACTTGATCTATTGAAAGATAGACAAGAAAAAGATAAAGAAAGAATTAAGTTAAAACACGCCGCTGAAGTTGAGAGACAAAAAGTTCAAGACGAAGTAGAAAAAGAGCGTGAAAAGCGTAAACAGGAACGCGATAAAGAACGCGCTGCAGCTAAACAAAAAATGCAATCAGCCGCGGGTTAACAAAGGAAAATAGATATGAAATCATTTAATAAATGGGAACAAGAACAATTAGACGAAGGCAAAGTTACCATTGCTAAACTAAGAGTCGGAACAACTGTTACACCTATGTGGAAAGGCCGTAGTGCAAAGAACTATGGTATCGCAGGACAGCCTGTTTATGACGGAAAGGTAAAGGTTCTCGGAATGGGAATGGTACCTTTTGGTAAAAAAGCAGAAAAGAAACATGTATTAGCAAAAGACTACAAAGACGCTCAGAAACAGTATAAGGATGTTTGGAATACTGAAGAAATTAAATATGGTCGTTTTTGGAATGCTCAACACCGTATGAAAAC